GGAAGGATCGCGCACCGGCCGTGAGCTGCCAGGGATCGTCGATCAGATCATCACCATGCAGTGGGTCGACTTCGGCGATGGTACGCCACCAACACGCGCGTTTGTGTGCACCTCACCGAATCCCTGGAACTACCTCGCGAAGGACCGCGCCGGCCGGCTCGACCAGATCGAGCAGCCGCACCTCGGGAAACTGATCACCAAGTTGATCAGCCCTGGCCAGCGTAAGCCGTTCATCGTTTCACCCGAGCAAGCGCTCACTCAAGCAGCCGAATAGGGAGATCCTCACAATGGCTAACTATGACTTCAATGACGCTGAAACTCAGCGCAATTTCGATGTGATCCCGGACAATACGGTTGCCACCGTTCGCATGACCGTACGTCCGGGTAGTGCCGGTGAGGGCGGCTGGTTGCGCCGTGCCAAGGACGGAAACAGCGAACATCTCGATTGCGAACTCGTCGTGCTCGATGGTCCGTATGCCAAGCGTAGGTTCTGGGCTCTGTTTACCGTCGATGGCACGACAGTTGGTCATAAACAAGCTGCTGAGATCTCGCGCGGCAAGCTGCGCGCGATCCTGGAATCCGCACGCGGCATCAAGCCGGACGACAAGAGCGACGCCGCCAAGGAAGCGCGCCGGATCAGCTCCTACCGCGACCTGAGTGGGCTGAGCTTCATCGCGCGCATCGGGGTTGAGCCTCCAGCGAACGGCTACCGGGCCAAAAACCGGCTCGATCAGGTGATCACGCCGGATCAGAAAGCGTGGCACCCGGTGACGCAAGAGCCAGCCCCCGCGTCGCCGACGACCTCCGTCAAGCCCGCATCTACCCCCGCAAAGATCGAGCGACCGGAATGGGCACGCGAATAGAGCGGGATAGCGAATGGCAAGAGGCGGCTACCGCTGCCTCCATCGCCGCCGCACGCAAGGTGGTTCTCGGAGATGAGGCTGCCGTCAACATGAACACCCCGGTGGGACGGTTAAGCGATCTCGAATGGGGCTGGATCGTCAGCAGCGTGATCTTCGCCTGGATTTCGGTTCACGCCCAGCAGGCGACGGTCGAGGGGCTCGACGTCGAACAAACAATCCGGATGAGCATGCTCGACCCGAACCCTTGGGACGTCGGTATGGTCAGCACCATTCTGCCGAGGCTCGCCGACACGTCCAACATCGACTGGTCTAAACCGCTCAAGGACTGGTCGCGTGAGACCATGACCGCATTTCTGTTGGCGGCGCTGGGCTTGATCCGGGAGGCGACGATCGCCCGCGACCTCGGCGGTGGCTCGATCACCCGCAAATCGCACAGCTCAACGACTGGGGCGGTGACGAACGAGCATCCAGAGCTGCCTGCGTATCTCAACCGCAACCTAACACCTGAGCAGCGGGAGGAGGCATGGCGCAAGCTTACGCCCACGCGGCCGCCTCACGTCCCGCCAAAAAATGATCATTTGGACGATCCTATCCCCGCGCTGTGACGAACCGTGCTCGACTTCAACCGCGCCAACTTGTCGGAAGCCCCGATCAGCATCGCGATCAACGCGCTGATCGAGCAGGCCGAGCCGCCTGAGGGGAACGACCGTCAATATCTTGGCGCGTCTACAATCGGCTCTGGGTGCCTACGCATGATCCAGTACGACTGGATGTGTAAACCGGCACACCTGACGCAAACCCGTGACATCTTCGCGCGTGGGCATTTTTTCGAAGAGGTGAGCCGGCAGCACCTGATCCGCGTTGGCTTCAAGTTCGCACCGGCAGGTCGCCTCAGCTTTAGCGCGGTGGATGGCTTGTTCTGCGGCCATGCCGACGGGATCCTTGAGTCCGGCCCAAAGCTCCCCAATGCCGGCTTCCCGGCGCTTTGGGAGCACAAGTGTCTCGGCGACAAAGGCTGGCGCGCGCTCGAGCGCGACGGGCTCGAGAAAGCCTACCCGCACTACGCCGCGCAGGTCTGGATCTACCAGGCCTACCTCGAGGTCACCGAGCACCCGGCGATCTTTACCGCGGTGAACGGTAACACCTGCGCGCGCCTTCACCTCCTCGTTCCGTTTAACGCTGAACAGGCACAGGCTTGGTCTGACCGTGCGGTCGCCGTGATCGAGGCGACGCGCGCCGGTGAGCTCCTGCCGCGTGCCTACGACGATCCGAGCGATTGGCGCTGCAAGGCGTGCGGACACCGCGAGCGGTGCTGGAGGTGAGCCGTGACCCTCCCGCCCGAAATCACCGCACGTCGGGACGATCGTCATGGTTCTAGGCTTGGTGATGTCATTCGCCGACTGTCCTCCACTAGTGATGGCGAAATCATCGCCGCGGTGCGCGCCATACGACGCATATTGGACTCCTGCGGCGATACGGAAGAACGAACAGGAATTCATCCATGACATGAGCGCCCGCACGGTCTGGCGCGAGCCGACTGAGAAGCAGGGCAAGTGGCTGCGAAGCATCTTCTACCGACTGGGAGGGAAGCGGTCATGACCGCGAAGCCGCAGACCCGTAACGCTGATCTCGCACATCTGCCGGCAGCACTCATTCCTTTGACCGAACAACCACGATGGGTCGTATGGCTCTGGGAACTGCGCACAACCAGGGGCGGCAAGGAGAAATGGACCAAGCCGCCGCGCCAGGCGCGCGATCCCCAGCGTAACGCGCGCTCGAATGATCCCGCGACCTGGGGCAACTACACCGACGCGGTTGCTGCGGTCGCTGCCGGCACTGCCGAAGGCATCGGCTTCATGCTCTTGGGATCCGACATCGGCGCCATCGACCTTGATCATTGCGTCGATGAGCAAAGCGGTAGGGTGGTAGAACCGTGGGCGGAGCAGCTCCACGATGAGGCGAACGGTGCCTACCAGGAGACCACAGTCTCGGGCACCGGTATGCGCATCATCGGCAAGGTCAGTGGCCCCGAAATGCAGCGTAAGTTCACCTTCAACCGCAACGGCGCTGGAATCGAGCTCTACCGCAACACCGCGCGCTACATCACGATCAGCGGGCTTGAACTAGGACATTGCGCCAAGCTTCCCTCGCTTGACGCCTTCATCGACACGCTATTCGCGCGCCACAGCGGGCAAGCCGCCGGCGGGTTCGACTTCAACGACGCCGAATCGCAAACGTCCGACTACGACGACCTGATCCAGAACGGCGCGCCTGAGGGGGAACGTAGTGAGCTGTTCCAGGCCGTAGTCTGGCACCTGGCCGGTAAGGGCTGGTCAGCCGAGCAGATCGCGGACGAGCTCGCGCGCTACCCCAACGGCATCGGCGCGAAATATGCCGGCCGGCTGCATGACGAAGTGGTTCGTTCTTACGAGAAGTGGCGGTCGCGCAAGCGCGCCGCGGTCACCGGCAGTGTGGCACCGAGCAACAACCCTTGGCCACAGATCTATATCCGCCCCGGTGAGCTGCCGCGCGTGGTCAATGAGGCCGAGAACGCACTGCTGTCACTCGGCCGTGAGGTCTACCAACGCGGCGGCCTGGTCATGCGACCGGTCTTGTCAAAGCTGAAGCCCGCCGACGATCGCGAGACCTCCGGTTGGCGGCTGATCCCCGTCACGCGTCCGTGGCTGGTCGAGAGCTTGACCTGCGCGGCTCGGTTCCTGAAGTACAACGGCCGCTCCAAGGATTGGGTTGCGGTTGACGCGCCGGACCGGGTGGCCGATGCCTACCTCAACCGCCACGGTACTTGGAAATTGCCGATACTCACCCGGATCACCAATGCTCCGTTCCTGCGCGAGGATGGCTCGATCTGTGAGCAGCCCGGCTATGATCCGGCGAGCGGCATGCTCTACAAACCGGACGGTCACTGCTTCCCGCCGATTCCACAGTACCCGAGCAAGGCCGAGGCAAGTGCCGCGCTGCAAACGATTAGCAAGTTGATCGAGCACTTCCCCTTCGTGTCGGACGCCGACCGTTCGGTCGGCCTGTCGGCAATCCTCACTGCGCTCGATCGCCATGCCATGGCCACCGCCCCGCTGCATGCCTTCACCTCGCCATCGGCCGGGACCGGCAAGTCGCTGCTGGTCGACATAGCCGCCATGCTTGCCACCGGCCGGCTGATGCCGGTCATCTCACAAGGGCGCAGTGAGGAGGAGCTCGAGAAGCGCCTTGGCGCCGCCCTGCTGGCCGGCGACGTCGTGGTCTCGATCGACAACTGCGAGCATGAGCTGCAGAGCGTCTTCCTCTGCCAGGCCCTGACCCAGCAGAAGCTCAACATCCGCGTGCTCGGTCTGAGCAGGAACGTCGAAACGCCGAGCACCACCACCTTCTTCGCTACAGGCAATAATCTCACCATCGCCGGTGACCTGACCCGGCGTTCACTGCTGAGCTCGGTTGACGCCCATTGCGAACACCCGGAACGGCGCGAATTCGACTTCGATCCGATCGCAGTCGCTAGAGCGAACCGCGAGCAGCTGGTCGTTGCGGGGTTAACTGTGCTGCGCGCCTGGCACATTGCTAGGGAGGAGCTCGAGTGGCCACCGCTCGGTTCGTTCGAGCAATGGTCGTATCGAATCCGCGCGCCGCTGTTGTGGCTCGGCGAGGCCGACCCGTGCAACACCACGATCAAAGTGCAGGAAGCCGATCCGCGTCGAGATCTGCTGGCTATCGTGATCGCACAATGGCGTCAGCACTTGACGGTGGGGGAGAAGTATACGGTGCAGCAGCTGATCAACCAGACGATGAACGCCAACGATTTTCACGTTGCACTGCTCAATGTGGCTGGAGATCGAGGTAACCTTGTTAGCAATCAACGACTTGGTCGATGGCTCAGACAAAACGAAGGACGAATCGTCAACGGGTCGATGATCAGACAGGGAGGATCGAGAGACGGCTATTCCCTCTGGGTGTTGACCTCGATCTGAACTTGAAAGTGGGGAAAGTGGGGTTAGTGAAGTTTTTCACCCAGCCTCTGTAGAATGGCAATATAGAACACCTTGCCATTTTTCCGCGCGTGGCTGAAAGACATCCCTTTCCCCACTTTCCCCACTTGGTCGGGTTTGCTCTCCGCCTCTTTTGGTGCGGCACTTTTTTCGCGGCCACTGGGGCCTGGCTATCAAACTGCTCTCGTGAGTTACCTTCACGAGCGTAGAAGGACCAAGTTATTGACTATGCGATATAATTAGCGTAATTGGTCAGAAGGGTAACGCCTAAGGGTAATGAATAATGAGCCTAGAAACGCTTGCCATCCGTCGCGGTTCCGATGCCAAGTCATTGCGCTACCGTTCGGCGGTAACGAACGGCAAACGCCTACACGTCGCCGCTCCCGGCGACACAGCGTGGGCGCGCCGATTTCGTGACGTGCTCGCTGAGATCATAAGCGATCTCTCCGGCCCCGCGGGACTGAGCGAGGGCCAGCGCCAGCTGGCACGGCGCTGTGCGACCATCGCCATCGCGTGCGAGAGGATGGAAGGCGAAGCCGCCCGCGGCAACAGCATCGATCTCGAAGCCTACGGCATGCTGACCGATCGCTTGGGTCGCGCCTTCGCCCGCCTCGGGCTGAGGCGCCAAGCGCGCGATGTGACCCCGACCTTGGCGCAATACCTTGCCAACAAGGCGAGCGAGGCCGCGCCGTGACCACGATCCTCGACGCGCTCGACGATCCTACGCTGTTCGGC